AAGTAGTGGCTCGATGAAACGTCAAGTGTCCCACAAGGACATGAACGCCCAATAGGGATATGAGTGTAATTGATGCAAGGCGAATGCCGATATACCAATATGTTTATTCTCTCTTCATAGATAAGGTTACAAAGTACATCTATCCGATGGAAATGCCTACCAAGTTGGAGGAGGAGATAAATGCTGGCGGTTTCATGGTTATCCGTCTGGGAGAAATTAAGGATAAGAGCCAGTTCAACTTGAATGCTCTTGCGAGCGTTCGCGTGACAGTTGAGATGTATATTCCTCCCAAGACAAGAGGTCGGCTTGATACCACCTTGCTGGAAAAGTATGAAACAAGTATATCCGACATTGTAAATGCAGAAGTTGAGAAAGCCGGAGAAAAATACGACATCTCAACTGACGGTATATTGTCAACTGATGATATATATAATGAGAGCGACAATCTGTTCTTCATGTATATTAAATCATTTATGGTACTAATAAAGTAAAAATTAACCCAACCGATGGCGCATCGGGGATTGGACGGTGAGAACCCAACTATGGACGACCGGAGCACAAGCTCCCTAAGAAGTAGCGGCTCGATGAAACGTCAAGTGTTCCATAAGGACATGAACGCCTCATTTATAATCAATATAAATAATAATTTAAAAATTAGACGAGATGGCTACACAAGATTTGTTGACTTACAAATGTAAGTCTTTAGGCTATGCGGAAGTCGGGGCTGGTGCAGAAGCTTCTTATACTCCTCTTATGGGTGTGTTGGAAGGTTTGTCTATCAGTCAAGAAACCGCAAGTGAAAGTGCTATTAACGGTGAGTTCTATGATACTCCGCTTGATAGCGTGGGTACACTTGGTTCTTACAAGATTGAATTTGACTTGGTTAAGTACAAACCGGAAGAGATTGCCGCTATGGAAGGCGGTGAGTTTACCGCTTCTACTGGCTTGTACACAATGCCTTCTTCATTCACCAACGTTTACAAGCAGTTCAAGTTGGAGTTCTACAATGGTATTGACTACATTGTTATTTACAAAGGTAAGGTCGCTACCAATTGGGATGGTACTGATTTGAAAACTGCTCCGTTGAAATTGCACATTGTTATCACTGCTTTGGTTGACGATGATGGCAAGACAGTTGAGATGAAGATGGCTGAACCTTCTGTTGGAGGCTAAGACCCATTATAAATCAAGAGAAAGGGCAGTGGCTTGTTTGCTGCTGTCCTTTTTTCTTTAATACACAAATGATAATGGAAGAAAAGGATTTAATTATACCGGACGAGCTAAAGAGGGAAATATCAGAGATTATGACTGACAATCCTACGCTTGTCAAGTTAGGAGATAAGCAGTATAAGGTGCATCGGTTGAGGGCATACTCATACCAGCGTATTTTCCAATTAGCGTTGAAATTACAAAAGGAAGAGGATATTAAGGATGATAAGAGCATGATGTACGCTCTATGTACAGACTTGGACGTAAGTTCCGAGATTGTAGCAATCATTCTTGTTAATCACCTCTTCTCACCAGATGATATAACCGATTATGCGAGTGCGATAGAAGTTATGAGCAGAAATGACAAACTGATAGCTTTTATGAAGGCTCGTATTCTCAACTCCGTATTTGAGCCTGCTCAATGGGCGGCAATCATTATTGAAGCAATAAACAGCATCGACTTATCACCGGTTTTTACGGTGCTCATATCGGGGAAGGCTCTTATGGTTTCGCAGACGAATATGAGGAAGACGGTAGCGGAACAATTAACATTATGGCGGCAAGCCAAATCGGAGATTTAGGTGATTTCATACGTAGCTTTCCGCAGTTTACGTATGATGATTATCTTTATAGATTGTCTATGGCACAAGTTCTTTTCTTGACAGTAGACAGCACCCATATCAAGTATTTGCGTGGCAAAGATAAGGAAATATGGGAGAAGTTTTGGAAACGACGTAAAAGTGATAGAAGTGAGTTGCAAGCACCTAAACGTAGTGTGTTAGATACTATACCAAGAATCAAGTAAAAAGTAGCAGCGATGGCAGACAATAAAGATGTAGTTATTAGTGCTTCAATGTCTGATAAGGACTTGTTATCAAGCATTGATGAAACTCTAAAGAAGACGGAAAAGCGTCTGGAGGATTTCACCAACAAGTTGGAAGGTAAGTTGGCGAGTGTGGAGGGCTTTGCCGACCAATTGGGTAAGAATATTGGTAAGGGCTTAGTTGATGGCTTTAACCAACAAATCCGTCCTTTGGAAACGAAGATTTCCGAGTTGGAAGCCAAGCTTAAAAGTTTGGGGGCAACTAATATTGCACAAGGTAATACTGCTGCCACGCAAGCTGCTACTACGAATGTATCTGTAGACGTTAATTCCATGAACCAAGCCTTGCAAGTTGCCAATAATTTGCGAGAAGTATTCTCTAAGATACAAGGGAACACAACCCGTATTAAGAATAATATGGAGCAATTGGCTACTGTAAAAACTGATGTGCAAGAGGCAAGGATTAATGTTCATGTTGCTCAAAGGGAGAAGCTGCTTCAAAGAGAAATATTGCTCCGTCAGCAGACTGCCAACTTAGCAGCAAGAATAGCAAGAGAGGAGGAGAAGAGTAGAATATCACAAGGAGGTCAAAGCTACGAAAAGGCTATGGCTATGGGCAATAAGTCAATCCAAGAAAGAATTGAAAAGCTGAAAGCCTTGCAGATTGTACAACGTAATCTCTCCACAGATGATGCTAATTATGCTGCAAAACTTGCTACTGTAAATAAGGAAATGGCAAGTTTGAAAAAAGCAAATGCTGATGCTATCTCCTCTGGTGTTCAGCTTCAAAAGGTAAATAGCGGATTGATGGAATCCTTCAAGAACTTAGGTAAAAGAGTTCTCTTCTATGCTGGTTTAGGAGCTATCACGGGATTTGTAAAAAGTCTTATGGAAGTTAGAGGTCAGTATGAATTGCTTGAACGTTCAATCGGTGCTGTACTTAATGACTTTGAAAAAGGTTCTCAGATATTCCGGGAACAACAGACTTTAGCTCTTAAATCTCCATTTACCGTAATAGACTTGGCAAGTACAACAAAAATGCTTGCTGCCTATAACTTTGAAGCAGAAGAACTTGTAGATGTTTCAAAACGTATTGCAGATATTAGTGCCGCTCTTGGTGTACCAATGGAACGTTTGACTTACAACTTAGGTCAGATTAGGGCACAGACTGTACTTACAGCAAGGGATGCTCGTGACTTTGCCAATGCTGGTCTTTCTATAACTTCTGAACTTGCCAAGATGTACACTGAGCAGGAACAAAGAATTGTTTCAGTAGGTGATGTCATGGATAGAATGTCTAATAAGATGGTTTCCTTCACTGATGTAATGAAAGTCTTAAACCGTTATACAGATGAAGGTGGCATGTTCTACGACTTTCAAGCTAAGCAGGCTGAAACGTTAGCTGGTAAATTATCAAATTTGACTGATGCTTACGATTTTATGTTAAATGAAATAGGTAAGGAGCATCAAGGGATATTGACGGGAAGTATATCTGTAGTACAGAAATTATTTGAAAATTGGCGCGCTGTATCTTCTGCATTGACTGTAGTCATATCGACAATAGGAGCTTATAAGGCAATGCAAGCCTTAGCTAATATAGAAACGTTAAACGGAACAAGATTAACAATTAAACAAACTCTTGCAGAAGTAGCCAGAGCGAGGGCAACACAAGGAACTGCTGCCGCTACACTTGCTGCTGCAAGAGCACAAGGCGTATTGAATAGGGCATTAGCTTTTGTAGCTGCTAATCCATACGCTGCTGTAGCTGCTGGCGCTGTAGCTTTATTAACTACTTTTGCTATCTTATTACCTAAAGCTAAGAGTGTAGAGGAGCAAATAGAAGGACTTGACGAAGCAAGCACACATTTGAAGAAGTCTTTTGAAAATCTTTCAAATGTTGAAGACCTTATTTCTCAATATGACAATTTACAAAAGACAATACGTACAACCCAAGAAACAATAGATGCCTATGCCGATTCTTCTGAAAAATCTGCAAAGAACAACAAAGATTTAGAAACTGCTGTAAATTCTAATAAAGAAGCTCATAACCAATTAGATAAGGTAATGAGTAAGTTGGTAGATGCTACTACTCCTGCCATTATTTCAAAAATGAATGAATATGGTAAGATATTAGGTATTAATACTAAAGCTGCAAGAGAATTTGCGGAAGCATTAAGTCAGTCTAACATAAAAGGTACGGAGCAACAACTGTCTGAACTTGAAAAGAGAAGGGACCAATTAATTACAGATATAGCTAAACAATCCCAATTATATAATAAAGGGCTTGTTGAAGTTGTAGCTGGAATGGCTGGTGAGATTTATACTCGTCCGGCTTCTGCAAAGGAAGAGAAAGCTGCATTTGAGAATTTGCAGAAAATGCAAAAAGAGTTAGCTTCTATAAACGCTTCCATTCAAAAAGCTAATGATAGCTTGTCTGGGCTTAAAGAACCTACTGACGATGAAACAAAAGCCTTATCTAAATGGCAGGCTATTGTAGATGATATTACATCTAAAAATGAAAGGATAGGCAATATCTTTAAGTTCAAAGAGGACGAAGGTATATTTGATTATACAGACCGTCTAAAGAAAGAGTACAAGGAATTAAAGAAGCAAGAAGACTTAATCAATGAGGGATTATTAGTTGATGATGAATCAAAAGAATGGACGCAACAGCGAATTAAGATGGTTCGTGAGATTGCTAATTCTTTAAGGATAAATCTTACTTCCCAAAAGGATTTGAATAAATCCAAAAAGGAGGAAATGGATTTGCTGAAACAACAGATTAAGTTGGTAGATGATATTCAGAAGAAGTTCTTGCAGCTTGTGAAAGACACTGGCAATATAACCTATGCTACCGAAAAAGTGAAGGAAGCTTACCAAGACTTATTCGACAATGCGTTTAAGGGTGTCAGTGTTGATATTAACGACTTGATTACCTTTGATAAAGGTAGTGCTCCAAAGTTCTATAATAAGATAGCTGAAACCCTCAAATCGCCAGAAGCTAAACAGTTGGTTGCCGGGAAGAAGGCACAAAGTGAGATTGAATATTCTATCTCTATTAACTCTGCAAGTATTGCTTTGGCAAAACGCAAGATTGAGGGAATGTTTCAAGGCTACGAACTGGAATTGGATATTGAAGGTGCTGGGCAGTTCGGTTCACTGTTTGCTGGATTGTTTGAATATGACCCCGTTTCGCTTGAACAATTAGAGGCTGATGTTAACGCTACATTGAATAGTTTGAGGGAAAAGGTTTCATCCTTCCAAGAAGAACAAGAAACATTGCAGGATTTAATCAATAAGAATCCTAATGATGAAAGGGTTAAGAGTTGGCAAAGTTCTCTTAACACTATGGTTAAGAGTGAGAGTGATGCTTCAAAGGCTATTGAAGATATTCAGAAAAGATTAAGCGATACTATCAAGAAAGCTGCATTGGATGATTTCAAGAACTTCCAGTCTATTGCAGACAAGTACGCTGAAATGGAGGATAAGATAGCAGAGGTCGAAAGAAAACGTTTGGAAGACCAAGCTTCTATCTCCAATAGAGTTACTGAGGCAACTTCTGATTTGGCAAAGCTGGAATTGCAGTTGTCTGTGACCGAAAGCCCCAATGTAAGAGCAGAGATAGAAAGTGAGATTGAAGAAATACAAAACTTTATAAACGAGAAAGCCCCAAAGCTCTCTCTTGCTGTTGATACTGGTGCGGAACAAGAAAAGACTAAGATAGCTTTTGAGGAATGGAAGAATACTTCCAATGCTTGGGAGAAGTCGTTTCAAGACTTAAGTATTATAGGTACTATCTCTTTAAATCAAATGATTGACGAGATAACTAAGTTTGCAGAGGCTAATAAAGCTAATATGCCAATAGACCAATACAAAGAACTATTAGCACGGATTAAGGCTTTAAAGACCGAAGTAAATTCTCGTAACCCATTTGCTGCTCTTGCCAACCAAGTTAAAAACTTAAAAGATAAGCTGAAAGAAAGCGAAAATCCTTTTAAAGACTTATTAGCTAATATAGAAGAACTTGGAATGATGGTAAGTTCTGTAGGGAATATATTTGAGCAGATGGGATTTTCGGAAGGTGTCACTGATACTATCTCAACAGTAGGAGAAACTATACAAGGAGTTGCCCAAGCTGCTGATGGAGTTAAAGATATAATGTCGGGCAATTTTATTAGCGGTGGTATAAAGGCTGTTGGTGGTATCTGGAAAGGAGTATCAGCCATATTCAATGCCGGGAACAAGAAAATTACAAGAGAGGTTGAAAAGAGTGAGAGAAGCGTTAAGCAATTAGAGAACGCTTATAAGAATCTTGAACGTGCTGTTGATAAGTCGATGGGTAAAGCTGAAATTTCAGCGCAGAAGGCAGCTATTGCAAATCAGAAGGCACAGCTTGCAGAAGTTCAACGTCAGCTTCAACTTGAAAAGAGCCGGAAGAAGAAAAACCGCGACCAAGACAAAATCATAGAATTAGAGGGTCAAGTTACCGACTTACAGAATGCCATTGATGATGCTACTACTAATATAGTAAACACTTTGCTCGGTACAGATGTAAAATCTGCCGCAGAAAGCTTTGCCGATTCTTGGATTTCAGCTTGGAAAGAAGGTGCTGATACAATGGCAAATTTAGAGGAGAGCTTCGATGATTTAATAACAAATATGATTGTCAAGTCGCTTGCTTCTACGATTGTCGGAGAACGGTTAAAGAGCATGTTTGCTATGGTTAAGAGATTTACCGAAGAAAACTCTGCTGGCGGTGTAGGTATCACTACCGAAGAAGCCAAACAGATAGCTGACTTAGGTAAAGAGTTAATTCCTTTGATAAACGAGGACTTAAAGAACTTGATGGGTCAGCTTGGTATTGAGTTCGGTAGTGGAGTGAAAGATGCAGCCCTCTCTTCGTTGCAGAAAGGAATACAAGGAATCACTGAATCCCAAGCTGGCGCATTAGAAGCCTATATGAATATGGTAAGCCAGCAAGTATTCCAGCAAACTACCATCATGCAGGGTATATGGGATATGACTAATGTCAATGCAGGCACGATGTCGCAGATGTTACTTCAAATGCGAAGTAGTTATCAGATACTCCAAGCCATTCAAGTTTGGACGGTAAATATTTCTACTGCCGCAGGAAATGGTGTAAATGTTAGGATATTACCCGATTAATTAGTATATTTGTAGTGAGGGAGATAGATAAAGGTCGCTCCTTTGTTGAAAGTGGTTACGGTGCACTTCTCCCTCACTATTATTAATACCGTATAAACATCGTAATTATGAATATTGTATTATCAAAAGAAAGTTCAGAAGAACAAATTAAAGCGTATTTTAACGCAATATTGGAATTGTCTAAGAAGCAGGAAGAGTTTCCAATTAACTTAGATGAAGTGTGGATGCTGGTTTATCCAAGAAAAGACCATGCTGTTAGAGAATTGACAGAAGGCGGTCAGTTTATTAAAGACATTGATTATCAAGTTTTCCTCAAAAATGGGGGAAACCCAAACGGAGGAAGACCTACCCATGAATATAAGTTGTCAGTGTCTTGCATGGAGTTCTTTATAGCAAGAAAGATTAGACCAGTTTTTGAAGTCTATCGGCAAATATTCCATAAAGCTACCGAATTAGATTTTAAGTTACCTAATTTCAACAATCCGGCAGAAGCCGCAAGAGCTTGGGCTTTAGAATATGAAGCTAAACAGCAGGCGCAACTTGAAGCTAAGGAGGCACAAGACAATGTTAAACGCTTGGTGCATGATTCTAAAACTTATACTGCTGGCGAGATTGCAAAGGAAGTTGGTTTGAGGTCTGCAATAGAACTTAACAATCGGTTAGCTAAGATGGAAGTTCAGTTTAAGCAAAACGGTACATGGCTATTATATGCCAAGTATGCCGACTTAGGTTACACTTCTGTAAAGCAAACTGTATTAGATAACGGACGCATTATCTATGATAGAAGATGGACGGGTGCTGGACGTGATTTTATTGTTTCCTTGTTTAAAGAAGAATGATGGAGCATAACTTACTATACTTTTACAAAAACTCACTTCTTCGTAATCTATGTACAGATTTCAAAGGAGCGTGGAATATGTGTAAAGAAGATAAAGAAAAACTCTTTAATCTATCTATGCACCAGCAGAGCATACCATATTTAGCTACTGCCATATATCAAGGTTGGGGATTGTCTATAGACTATGTTAAGGATAACTTTAGTGATTACATAAATGCCAAATATGTAGGTACTAATTGTGACAATGTGGCTGGAGATTATACGTATAGTTCTTGGTATGATTTTGATGCAGACATTGAACTTAATGAAGATATATGTAGCTTATGCCGTTGTTCTTGCCAACTAATAGTTCAAGAGATAAAATGCCCCATACTATATATACACAATAAATCAAATATTACCTTATCTTTGGACGGATTTAATACTGTTCGTATTTATCTATTTGACGAAAGTAATCTATATATTCCTTATATATGCAATAATAGTTCTGTCATTGTATATAAATACTCCGATAAATGTAAGGTTGAAGTAGGTGATAATGATGGCAAAATAAAAATATGTCAAAAGAACTTGGATTCTTTGATGTGGTATAATAAGGAGGAGCAAACTAAGAACTTAAATATAATATAGACATGTTAGGAGCAAATATATATTTCGTAAAAGCTGGTATCGAAAACTATACTGACTTTACAGTCAAATGGAAAGGTCTTCGTATATTGAAGATGGACGGCTTTCTTGCACAAGGAGAACCCAAGAATATCTATACGGCTTCTTGGATTAACAGCAACAAGGAGGATGTCTTTGTACCGGATAAAGTGTGCTACAAAAATCCCGATGTAGAGATTTCGTTTATCATAGACGATTTCCATGATAGTACAGTTGATGTCCGTGCGGTTCACAAGAACTTCATTAGTTATATGACGAGTCACCAAGTGACTATCAAATCTGAATATGCTGGTGCAGAGAGCAAGTTTGTATGTTTGGATTCTTACGAACCTACAACTATAATAGTTAATCGTCCTACTGGTCGGAACTATATTATGGGTACTTTGAAGATGCACCGTGTAGACGAGAATACTTATCTTTAATCGTTAAAAATACCATCCTATGAAACAGATTAAATCACTTTCCGACAAGAGGCTTATCATTGAATGTACAGTAAATAGTAAGCCAGCCTATTTCTTGATAGATACGGGAGCAAGTGTTGCTTTAATTGCAGAGGACAAAGTTAAGAAGTACGGACTTCTCAAAGGACGTAGGTTTCCCGGTACGATAGTTGGTGCCGGAGGAGAAATGAATGATGTTTACTACTGTAATACTTTTGCGAATTTTGAAGGGAAAGACATCTCTCAATTTCTTATTGCCGATATATCTGGAGTGCGTTCAAGTATCAAGAGGGAGACGGGACTTGAAATACTTGGAATAATTTCCTTGCCCCAAATGAAGTTTGTTGGGATTCAGATAGATGCTAATGACAACTTAATAATATTAGAATAAAATGGAAAAGTTAAGAAAGATTTTAATGGATGATGCTTTGGCTGAAAAGTTTTACGACTCTAAACTAGGGGGGGGTAATAATAAACCATTACCTCAATGGCTACAAGACATATTTCTTGCCCCTTCTGCAAATAAATATGCTGATACTCCATATACGAAGGATAGTCCAGAAATTAAAGAATTATTAGATAATGGTATTGACATTACCGGAAAGACAAATGAAGAAATAACACTTTCATTGTTGAATACTCCTTCTGCTTATTACAATATTATTATAGCATACGAAAGCTCTGACATTGAAGGTACAGATTATATTTTACAAGTAATTTCATCTACTACTAAAATGCCAATACAGATAATATTAATAATTAATGAATCTGGCAATGTAAAATATCGCTCTTCAACTACTATATCTTGAAAACTTATTTTAATAAAAAAAGCACTTACTTCCCAGCAAATGCTTTAAAAATGAATAAAAAAATCATGTAACCTATCAAGTTAAGTTCTATATCTATTGCAAATATACGAAAACTTATTGATATAAACATTATGTTGAACCAACTAATGTAATCTCCAAGAGCTTTCCAGCCCCACTTCCCGTTTTAGTATTATAAATATAGCAATTTGTATAGGCTATTTTACCCACATTGTTTTTTCCTCCCGATGTCATACATGGAATAGACACTACATAGTTATTGTTACTATCTGGTCCAGAAACAATGCTTGCCATTCCTTTCCCAAATTCATATTGGTCTATTCTAAAATTGCCACTATAGTTAATAGTTTCAAGTAATACACTAAAGTTCTTTAATGCTGCTAATCCTGCTGCCGCTTTGTCATGTATAGTAAAACGATATTGATAATAACTGGTTGAGTTATCATTAACTCTTGGGGTTGTACTCCCAACTACAGAATACTGCAAATAACCTTGTATTGGAAATTGGGATAAGGTATATCGAGCTAAAATTGGTGCAGAATTTCTTCTTGTACTCGATATGCCTCGATATGCTTTCATATTAGTATCTAACGATTCTTTCCATTTAAGTCTATCGCTTGCAAATACACCATCAGTAATAAATAATACTATTGCAATATCTTTACTCATTTTACCTTCCCAATCAATGCTATTATCAACTAAGAATAACGGTATTTTGCCGCCAGTAAAACTTCTACCAAATATCTTATAGTATGCCTTTTTCTTACTTATACTACATATTGCAATAGCTAACTGATTCTGCTTACTATTGTTTAGCATCTTATCAATGCTTAGTTGTCCCGATGTACTTGTTTCAAATAATAGTGCATTTACATTTATGATGATAGCTGCGTCCGGTGAAGCACTACTTGGTAATGTAAATGAGAATATAGGATTAGCTCCATGATAATACCCATTAAAATCAGTAGCTCTATAAATGCCTTTACTTCCGCTTGGCTGCTTGTAATATATGGAGGCAGCCATCAGATTATCTACTGTTGGTGATATTGCTGTGGCATTTTCAAATCCATAATGTATAGCTTTAATTTGAGCTTCGCTTAACTCTGTTACACTATCATGCACCATTGGATGTCTTTCTGCCCATATATTAACCTTATCTGATATACATTGAGTTCCTAAGTCTGTACTACTTATACCAAGAACGGCTGGTATATCAGTAGCTATATTGACTGGCGCAGTTATTTTACCTCCACTATTACTCATAGTTACCTCCTTTCGCAACTACTGCACCAAGCACAACCACACACAAAGAGCGACAATCGAAAGATTCTACATTCAAGTCCCCTTCAATTATCGCTGCTTCACTAACATTAAAATGTTCTTCTAACTGTTCAAGTGAGGTACTAAAAATCCCCCCCCCCAGTTATATTATTGATAACCAATAGGTTACCTTTAATCAATAAATTTACTTTCTTTTTCATATCCATTATCTCTTTACCATTATCATATAATATGGCGAAACATTCTGCCATCCCTTCTGAACACCATAGCCTTGGTTATAGGCTTGAATATACAAACCTCCTCTTGACTGGGTTGTGCTACTGCTCCATGTATTTACAAAATTCAAAAACATTCTTGACGCTTTGAAATAACCTTGGAAAGTTTTCCCGGCTGCAATAGAAATGTTAGAATTTATGTTATTGCCAGCAGAATCACAGTATTGCAAATTAGTTGTATATATACCTCCAAATTCAGTTCTTAGGTTATAGTCAACACCCGAACCACTCCCTATCGTAATTGTCTTTCCCGATTCATTTGTTATTTTAAAGAAAAACAATACGTCTGCATAACCATTATTTGAGGCATAGGCATTTGCTTGGTAATACGTTATTTCATGGAAGCCATTAGTATATCCACCCATCTTATCCGGTATGATATTTAATCCGTACTCTTGTGTAATGTCTACTTTAAACAAGAAGTAATTGTTATCATCATAAGGGATGCACATGTTGTTTGATACTGTGGTAGAAGCTAAGAACAACATTACGAACCTTGTGGTATTTATATCACTTGCAGTAAAGTTAAAGGTAACTGTTCCTCTCTGGTCTACCGGAGTATCTGAAATGACAGTCTGCAATCTGGTAGCGTCACTATACAACAATGGGTCTTTATTGTATAAGGCTGCTGCAAGATGTGCTCGGTCTAAGCCAACTCCTGCATTTCCAAAGTCCGTTATCTGTAATGATGTGGATGAACTGTTGTAAGTTACAGCCAATGTTAGAGCGTTGCTTGCCATTGTGTTGACTTTCAGTTCAGTTCCTTTCTTCATTTTACTGCTTACAAAGGGTGCAGCGTTGTGGTCGTAGCCTTCAAAGTCAAGCAATCTAAATGGCTGACTATCTCCACCCGTAGGAGGTAAATAGTCCCATGTGCCTTGCTTGTATGCGTTGACTAAGTTTGTCAGACTGCTATCCCCAGCAGTAGACCATCCCACTTTAAGTCCACAGAAGCCATCATTTGCCTTGTACCAATTACTGTTGGGAGCAACCACAAACGGCTGTCTAACTGGTTTATATTTAGACCATTTGTTTATTTTACCGTTGCTGTTTTTGCACAGTGTACCCAAGTCATAGCTTGAAACGCCTAAAACAGTACGCACATCTTCTATGCTTACTGGTGCTGTAATCTTTCCTCCGCTATTTGACATATCGCAAGTATTAAGTTCTTGGAGAACTTGGTAACTTGCATTTGTGGATAATTATGTTTACCTTTGTGTAAAAGTTTAAGATACAATGTATTATAAAGAATGATATGAAAAAGAAAATGAGAGTTGTTAACGGCTTCAATGCTGCTATGGGTAGCACAAAGCCATGTTTCTTACCAAGTTCTCCAAGAACTAAATAGTTTATTTATGCCAATATCAAGTGGGAAAATCGTAGCACCCGTCAGTATTGATGATGTCCGCACAGCATTGGGTGTATCAAGTTATGATTTAGGTTATTTGTGCAAGAATACTCATGGTAAAACAAATATGTGGGCAAAGTATAAGCCCGTAATATACCCATCAGAAAATATTAATCTTACAAACTCAAATTGGTGGAAAAGTAGTAATGGGAATTGTGGTATTGATACAAGCGGTGCGCAGGCTGGTACTTATAAGGATATAGTAAGTAAAATGACCTCTGACGGTTCAAATGGATATAAGTATTCACCGCCACAAGGAGGAAGCAATGCACCTTTCCGGCTTCTTGACTTTGAAGGGTATATGCCGGAAGCAATGGCGCCAATTCACTCGTTTACAGTTCCAAAGCAAGTAGATAATCTAAGCGGAAGTACATTCAACGCTACAGTAGCTTATAATCCATCGTCTTCAATGGGAGAAAGCCTATCGTTAAGTGATATAGGTGGATTGGTATGGCAGGGTGTGGCTTATACATTAGGGGATATGTACTTTGGTGTATATATGGTTCAGAAAGGAGGAACAAGGTCGCAACGACTGACTGCTAACAGTCCGGGAACAATGCAAGTACAAGTGCCTACGAATGGATTACCAGTAAACACATATAATGTCTATCCGTTCTTGTCTACTGTAAAACTTGGCATACTGGACGCGGATAAGGCTGCTGGCTATTTCACTTTGCCAAATACCAAGGTTGCCGAGATACAAGTAGTAAGTACCACATATAATATCATCATCAATGCTGGTATTGGAATGATTGCAACTGCATTGACTGTGACTGTTCAAGTCAAGAACCCGACAAGTTCAAGCAAGACCTTTACTAATAATTGGCTGTGGGTTCGCTTCGCTAAATATGACTTGTTTGACCCACTGATGCTTGGCGAAACAAAATTAGGGTTAGGAACATTCACTGTGGCTGCTGGTGAAACATACACAGTTATCAGAAAGATATTTGATATAGAAGCAGACGAATCCTATAAAGTCTGGGTTACTCTTGATTCATCGAGATATACAGATTCCGTAGTACCTCTACGACCAATAACGTAACAATAGAAAAGGGGAACTTTCACAAGCTCCCCCTAACCTCTAAATAAACTATGTAATATGCAACAAATACTATTCTCCTACAAGAACTTCCTGCAAGTCCATGATGGTACTTACATTGAAGTCGTTGGAAGCGATGTACTTTCCGAAAGCATCCTCACTCAACTTGTCATAGGTGAGTTCGTTTTCTTTGTCGCCCTCTTCCTTCATCAGCTTCTCAATGGTATTGTTGAAGTTTTGGAAATACTCATTGAGTTCCTTGCGCTCCTCAAAGGAGTATTCAACTTCCTTTCCTTGTGACTGCATTTCCTGCCAGTGTTGGGCTTTCTTCTGCATCTCTTCCATTTTATCGTCTTTCAGCTTCTCGTGTGTCAGCTTGACAAACTCCTCATAGCCTTCACTGATTGGCTTAATGGCTCTCAATGCTTTAATAACTTTAAACTTGTCAGCATCCTCCATCTTAGTGAGTTTGCTGTCGTTCATTGTTTTATAAACGCTTACAATTTTAGATGTTTTCATTATTATGTTGTTTTAAAATGTTTCTACTAAAAAGCATCTATCTTCACAGACCGATGCTAAAATGACAAAAAATAATGATAAAACAAAAAAAAGGCAAATCAGTAATATCTTTCCTTTTCCTCGCTCCATACAAACTGATGGTCGCAATGCTTGCATTTAGAATTGACACCACGAGGAAGGTCAATTTCTTTCCCGCAGTTGGGGCATACAGCATTATATGGAGGATAGACTTGGATAAAGTGTCGGTTGAACTTGGCAACCCCATCCTCTCCGGAATCTCCGAACTTATCCACGTATATTTTGATGGCGTTGAGCAAGTCCTTTGCATCGGCTGCGTCAATGTCCTTGTATTTCTCTTTCAAGAACTTCGCCAATATCTTTCTTAAGTCTTCTGCGTTGAAGTCAATATCTTCAAGCTGCAAGGCAGTATCTTTGATATTCCTATCGTGCTCTGTCCTAAGAAACCTTATAGTTTCTTTAATATCTGTCCGTTCAAGATAGTCTGTAACCTCCAAGCTACATCTTTCACGGAACTTAGGTATTTGTTCTTCGGTTTTCTTTTCGTACTCTTTCCCTCTGATAGTAACCATATAAGATTGTATCTCATTGATACCAATAGCTACCATCAGTGAAAAAGAGAAGTCAAGAGGAGAGAGGTTATCTACCCCTCTTGATTTCATCAAGCTCTTTGTCTGCTCGTAATTAACCATTATTTCAATGCTTCTGCTTTGATGTCTTCAATTACAGAATCAATAAGGTCACAAGCCTCTACTTCGATTTCCTTTGAGCCGTTGTAGCTTCTGTTTACTTGTCCCCCATCGGATTCAGAGTAAGAGAAGTTGCCGTACTGTCCGGTAGTAGAGTTTACACTACCATTGAATGAATCAATCAATGATTGTGAGTTGATTGTAGCGTCACCTTCCAATGTGATAGTGCCAGTTGTGTTAGACACATGATAGGAAAGTCGCTTGTTGGTAAAAGTTGTTCCAGCCATTTCGTTAAATATTTAAGTTTAGACTTCGCTACAAATGTAGCTTAAATCTGTGAAAGTTCCAAAAAACCTTCCTACTTTCACAAGCAAGAAGGGTATAAGAATATTAAAATCACTCTTAATGAAAAATTGAAAATCAATCTAAACTATCTTCACAGACGGTATTTTTAAGTAGTCAAATTCGACCACTTTAGAATTTTATTGTACAAAATATATCATCGGCAATTTCTTTGAACCTATTAGCTAAAGACTTTAATATCTTTTCTTTGATTATATCTGAATCTTCAAAAGGTTCTTTAAAGATTCTCTCTGTTTCTTCTAAATCTGCCAATATCTGGCGCAAAGCTTTATTTATTTCCTCTGCTCCGTCCTCTGACAGACTTTTGTGTGGGCAAGTCATGATTTTACCGACAAGAGATGATAGGTCTGCATCTACCTTACATTCAAATTGAGTAGCCTTTTGAGTAGTACCTTCTTTACCTTCAAGTTCGATACGCATCATAATGGCGTAGTTTGCAAGGTCAGTCAGCGTATCAGACACCGATTCATAATTAGGCTTCTCATTACTATTAAGCAATGACTTCAATCGGTTAAACTTATCTTCCATGCGAACAATGCCAGCTATATTGCCATGTTCTTTGATTGACTTGCCGAATGAATCGCCATAATCTTTGTTCTTGTTTTCGTAGAGCGTTGCCATTTCAGCAACTATCTCTTTAAATCTTTCTATCTTACTCATGTTGTTAGTTTAATTACCACCAAAATATTCCTCCCCAAATCGCGTAAAAAATGATTAGAGAGAAAAACCATAAAACGCTCATAAAGCCAGCTATAAAAGGATTTCCATAATCGCTAATTTTGTATAGCCAGTATATAAATGCCATGCCTATTACGACCGCAACAATGTTACTCCACGTTATCATTCTTCATTTCGGGCGTTTATATCCAAGCTTACACTTGGACAACTTGACGTTTCATCGAGCCGCTAC